ACATTTGAGGTTAATGGAGCACAACGAACATGACTTACTTAGAACTTGTTAACGATGTGTTAGTTCGCTTGCGTGAGAGTTCAGTCTCTACTGTTGGTGAAACAACCTATTCTTCTTTGATTGGAAAGTTTGTCAATGATGCCAAGCGTCAGATTGAAGATTCCTTTAATTGGAATGTTCTTAGCACTACAGTGACTATCACAACTGTTGCGAATACACACGCTTATTCAATGACGGGTGCGGGTCAGAAGTTCCAAGTTAACGATGCTATCAATTCAACAAGTTTTATTGGTTTAAAAAATATCAGTTTTGTGGACATGAACCGCAAACTGAACTTTGGTACTCCATCAACTGGCATACCTTCTGAGTTTACTTTTGATGGTGTTGACTCTAGTGGAGACACTAAAGTAGAGTTATTTCCAATTCCTAATGGGGTCTATACAGTCATGTTTGATTTGGCTGTACCGCAAGCAAACCTATCATCAGACTCGACCTCTGTGAAAGTATTGGATTATTTGGTTGCTCAAAGTGCTTATGCAAGAGCTTTAATTGAGCGTGGCGAGGATGGAGGAACTGCCTCTTCCGAAGCCTATGCTTTATTCAGGGGAATGCTCTCAGATGCCATTGCACTTGAAGGCACTCGCTATGTAGAAAACAACTTTGAGCCTGTGTAATGTCTAAGCCTCTACAAAGCTACAGTCTTTCAGCACCAGGCTTTTATGGCCTGAATACTGAAGAATCCCCACTTGATTTGGGTATTGGCTTTGCTTTGGTTGCGACTAACTGCATCTTGGATCAGTATGGTCGTATTGGTGCTAGAAAAGGTTGGACAAGGGTTAACTCATCATCTGGAAACCTCGGTGCTAATGATGTCGGAGTGATCCATGAATTAGTCCAGACTGACGGGACTTTGACAGTTCTGTTCGCAGGAAATAACAAAATATTCAAACTTGGTGCTTCTAACGTAGTAACTGAGTTGACCTATGGTGGTGGAGGAACTGCTCCTACTATTACTGCTTCTAATTGGCAATGTGCTTCTTTAAATGGCATTGCATATTTTTTTCAAAGTGGTCACGATCCTTTGATTTATGACCCCGCTATAAGTACATCTACTTATCGCAGAGTCTCTGAGAAAACTGGTTATGTAGCTACAGTTCCACAAGCAAACATCTGTTTATCGGCATTTGGTCGCCTTTGGGTAGCTAATACTTCTACAGATAAAGTAACAGTTAGCTTCTCTGATCTGATTGCGGGTCATGTATGGGGTGGTGGTACTTCAGGTTCATTAGACGTTTCACGGGTTTGGCCTAATGGTGCTGACGAAGTTATGGGCTTGGCAGCACACAATGATTTCTTGTTTATCTTTGGTAAACGACAGATTCTTGTTTATTCTGGTGCTTCTACGCCCGCAACTATCGTTCTAAGCGACACAGTAGGCTCTATTGGTTGCATAGCAAGAGATACGATTCAAAGCGTTGGCTCTGATGTGATTTTCTTGTCAGATTCAGGTGTTCGCTCACTGATGAGGACTATTCAAGAGAAGTCTGCACCCCTGAGAGACTTGTCTAAGAACGTGCGTTTTGACCTAAATTCATCATTGGCAAGCGAAACATTGGCTAATTTGAAGTCTGTTTACTCAGAAAAAGAAGCCTTTTATCTGCTTGTTTTACCCGCTACTTTTCAAGTTTATTGCTTTGATACCAAACAATCTTTGCAAGATGGTGCTTCCCGTGTAACCAAATGGGATTCTATTGCGCCAACATCCTTGCGTTCTTTGCGTAATGGTGACTTGTATATTGGTAAAAATGGCTATATTGGTAAGTACAGTGGCTATTTAGACGATACTTTAACGTACCGATTTGCGTACTACACAAACAATGCTGACTTAGGAAATCCTAATCAAATTTCTGTTTTAAAGACTGTTTCAGCCATTGTGATTGGTGGATCAAATCAGTATTTATCAATCAAGTGGGGCTTTGACTATTCTGGTGCTTATCAGTCACAAAATATTTATATACCAACTCAAACCAGTTACGAATATGGAACTGCCGAGTATGGCATTGCAGAGTACACAAGTGGTGTACCAATTAAAACATTAAGAGCCAATGCTTCAGGTGCGGGAAAGATTGTCCAAACTGGATATGAAACTACAATTAACAATGTTTCGTTTTCTATTCAAAAGATTGAAATTCAAGCCAAAGATGGAAGACTAGGATAAGAGGTAAACCATGAGTAACTATACAAAGACAACCAATTTTGCTACCAAGGACAATCTCAACTCTGGCAATCCTTTAAAGATTGTCAAAGGCACTGAGATTGATACTGAATTCAACAATATTGCCACTGCTGTTGCGACAAAGACAGACAATGCTTCTGCCGCAATTACTGGCGGTACGATTACTGGTATTACCGATTTAGCAGTGGCTGATGGCGGTACAGGTGCTTCTACAGCCGCTAATGCAAGAACTAATTTAAGTGCAGCCGCTAGTGGTGCAAACTCTGACATTACTTCTATTACTGGCCTTACAACAGCTTTAACAGTTGCTCAAGGTGGTACTGGTGTAACTAGCTCAACAGGTACAGGCAATGTAGTGTTGTCAAACTCGCCAACGCTAGTTACTCCTGCCCTTGGTACACCGAGTGCGGCAGTCTTAACAAACGCTACAGGTCTGCCAATCTCAACGGGCGTGAGTGGTTTAGGAACTGGCGTTGCAACTCTTTTGGCAACACCCTCTAGTGCCAATTTAGCATCTGCAATTACAGATGAAACAGGTTCAGGTTCTTTGGTGTTTGCTACCTCTCCTACCTTAGTAACCCCTATTCTTGGAACACCTACTAGCGGCACTTTAACGAATGCAACGGGTCTGCCTATCAGCACTGGTGTATCTGGTCTTGGAACAGGCGTAGCAACCTTCCTAGCGACTCCATCAAGTGCTAACTTGCTTGCGGCTGTTTCTGATGAGACAGGTACAGGGTCTTTGGTCTTTGCTACCTCACCCACATTGGTGACTCCTGCTCTAGGTACACCTTCTAGTGGTGTTGCAACCAACTTAACTGGTTTACCATTGTCAACAGGTGTGACAGGTACTCTGCCAGTTTTGAATGGCGGTACTGGCGTAACAACTTCAACAGGATCAGGCAACAATGTATTGTCAACAAGCCCAACACTTGTAACTCCTATATTGGGAACACCAACAAGTGCCACATTGACTAACGCAACTGGTTTGCCTTTGTCTACTGGCGTAACAGGAACACTCCCTGTTGCTAATGGTGGAACAGGTCAGACAACTTACACAGATGGTCAATTGTTGATCGGTAATTCTACTGGTAACACATTAACCAAAGCTACTTTAACTGCTGGCTCAAATGTAACGATTACCAATAGCGCAGGTGGAATTACTATCGCATCTTCTGGTGGTAGCACATCTCCTGGCGGCTCTACAACTCAAGTTCAGTACAACAATGCAGGTGCATTTGGTGGCATTACTGGTGCGACAACTAACGGCACAGCATTGACTCTTGTTGCCCCTGTTCTTGGAACTCCTGCAAGTGCTACTCTAACTAACGCCACAGGTCTTCCATTATCTACAGGCGTAACAGGTACTTTGCCAGTAGCCAATGGCGGTACAGGACTAACAACAACTCCTGCCAATGGTGCTTTAGATATTGGTAATGGCACAGGTTTTACTCGTGGAACATTAACTGCGGGTTCAAATATTACGATTACTAATAGTGCTGGTGGAATTAGCATTGCGGCTGCTGGTGGCTCAAGCCAATGGACAACTACTGGTTCTGATATTTACTACAACACAGGTAAAGTTGGTATTGGACTAACTTCTCCATCTTACACATTAGATGCAAGTGGAAGTGCTGGTAATGGTTCTTTTGTAGCACAAATTACAAATAGTAATACTGGTAGTGATGGCAGAGGAATTTTAGTATTGCGTGGATACGATAGCGCACAAGTGAATACGCTTGTATTTGCTGGTAGACGTTATTTTGGCACTGGTTCTGATTCTACTGCTGTTATAAACAATGCCGCAGGTGGTGGTATAACATTTAATATTGGTGGGATTGCAAACAGTACGCAAAATGAAAAGTTGCGTGTTAATACTTATGGTATTGGTCTAGGCGGTGAAATCCCTTCGTCTGGAATTGGCATCACATTCCCCGCAACTCAATCAGCATCATCAGACGCTAATACGCTAGATGACTATGAAGAAGGTACTTTTAATGTTGGTATTCAAGGGGCTGGTACTGCGGGAACATATACCATTACTAGCCAAGATAGCAATTACATAAAAATAGGTAAAACAGTTTTTGTCAATATTGCGGTTAATGGTTTCAGTGCTGCATCGGGAGGAACTTCATATTTGCAAATTACAGGATTGCCTTTTGCAAATACAGCGTCTGTAGCTGGAGCAGTTTCGGGAAATAATTTAGATTTTAGTAGTGGTACTTTGTACGCAGTTACGGATTTTATATCGTCACCTGGACAAACCAGTATTTTTATTAAAGAAATAAAAGATAACGCTAGTGCGAATGACTTTGCCATTAGTGGTATTAGTACAAGCACAACAAGTATAAGAGTAACTTTTACTTATTTTACTTCAAACTAATAATTAAATCTAAATAATTTTACTAAACACACAAAGGAAAATCATGTCACTTACCAAAACTACAACTGTTGACCAAATTACAGTAACCGAAGATGGAACGATTCTTTATCGTGAGGCTACTCGAATTATGGAGGATGACGTTCAACTAAGCCAAACATACCATCGTTCAAGCCTTACACCCGCACAAGACTTAACTGGCGTTCCCGCTAATGTTGTTGCAATCTGCAATACAGTCTGGACTGCTGAAGTTATTGCGGCTTATCAGGCGGCACAGGCTGCGGCTGAAGCGGCTCGTAACGCATAAAGGAAAATATCATGGCTACACAAGCAGAAATCAATGCGGCTCTAGCGGCTGAGTTGGCGGCAAGACCAGGCACGTCAAGAGAGGCTTTGTCTGCTTACGCTGCCAGTACATACGGACTGACTCCAGAGCAAATAAATACTGCTTATGCGTCATTGGGTTCTACAGGGGGAACTACTGTTGCTACCCCAGTAACTACTACGCCTACAACAAATACAGGTCTACTTACTCAAGGTCAAAACTTATCTTTGACCAACCAAGTAAAGACGTATTCAGATGCCGAAGTTCAGAAAGCGTTAAAAGACCTAAGTTATCTTGATCCTTATGCTTCTATTCGGGATATTGTTTCTGCGGCTCAAGCCTATGGAATTAGTAGAGATAGAGTTATCAAGAACATTAGTGCTTTTACTTACAACTCTACCAATGTTGATAAACTAGCAAAACAAATCCTAGCCCAGAACACAACTGGTACATGGAAGGGTGATGTTAAGCCTGAGACTGCCGCCCGTTATATGGCTGATGACTTAGCTAAGAGTGGCGTTACAGACATCTCACAAGTAGGTAAAAGTTTTCTAGGCGTAATTAACAAAGAAACTGGTGAGAAACTTGTTTCTGGTTATGGCGAAAGAACTAAAGGAAATCTTTGGTCTGGTACATACGAAGGCAATGGCAATACTGGTTTTGGCGTTCAATTTACTGAAGCGGGAAAACCAATCTTCTACACAGAAGGTGCGTCTTCTAGCACTCTGAAAAAAGACTTAGTAAAAGCCGCTATTGTTGCGGGTGCGGCACTCGGAATTGCTGGCCCTGAAGCACTCTCAGGAATATTTGGTTCTGGATCAGCGGCTCTTACTGCTACAGAAGCGGCAGGTCTTGGTTTAACTGCAACAGAGGCTGCAGGACTTGGCTTTACGTCTTCACAATTAGCGGCAGCAGGATATACAGCGGCTGAAGTGGCAGGTGC